GTGCCCAGAGAAACAACGATTAATAATATAAGGAGGATATTCCTTCTCAATAGAAAGATCTTCGTCAATCAGATGCTTCTTTGTCTGATTGATACTGTTCAACCAATCCTTCAATTCCATAATTAAAAAGCAGAAGTTCTTTACGTTTTTGTTGGTCTCTCATATATTCACCAACAGATCTCATAGTGTAGGTCAGGTCAAATTCACCTACTTCCCACCCCTGGAAACGATCTTTGACCAATTGAGACGAATTATAAGATACGAGTTGAGGACCGATAAAGCGATCACAATCCCGAGCAAACTGATCATGGTCAAATCGTTTGTGCATATCTCCTTTCCTTCCGTAAAGGTTATCTGATATGTCGTAGGGGGGATCAAGGTAGGTGAAGGACTCTTTGTTATCAGTAAGGAGTTGTTCATAACTAAGATTAGTAATTTTCCAGTCTTTAATTATTTCAGAATATCCTGGAAGTTTTTCAATTCCTCGCATTGAGAAGTTTGAGTTAGATGCTTGGGAACTAAAGGATGAGGACTCTGTGAGACCAGAAAAAGAGCACTTGTTAATAATGTAAAAACTACAAGCACGAGATAAATCGGATTGATCATGATCGTTTACAATCTCTTTTGACTTCAAAAATAAATCTTTTGCAGAAACTGGATCTGGATGAAGCGATTTAAGTTCCTGTAGTTTTTCATAAAGATCTTTTCCATTATCCTGAAGAACTCTCCAAAAATTATAAAGAGGCTCATACAAGTCATTTACCCAAATATCCAAATGTGGGTATTTCTTAGAGATATGAATTGCTACACTTCCTCCACCAAGAAATGGTTCTCGGTATTCTTTATAGTCTCTCAGATCTGGAAAATACGGATCCATCTTAGTGCAAGCACGAGACTTGCCACCAGGATATCTAAGGGGTGTTTTCAGGGATTTCATAATCAACAGGATGATACTTCAAAAATTCCCAGAAAGTCATCTTCATTTCTTTCTGAGTCATGCCACAATGTTTTGCAGCAGCAGGTAAAGTCATTTTAGCACGAAACAAACCAAAATTTGCTTCGTTTACAAGTTCTGGTGTAGTCTTCACTTTTTCCTCTACCAATTTAGATTTATCAATTTGAAATAGTCTCATTGCTCCAATAATTCGGTAAAAAAGGAAGTAAGTTTATCTGTGCTCTCTGCCATTTGACGATATCCATTGCCAACATAAAGTTGTCCAGCAAGAACAGAGACTGTAGCAACTCCCCAGAAGATATAATAAAATCTGGACTTGACTTGATGCTTTTTAGTTTTTTTCATAATCAGAGAACCAACTTTTTGCTAGGTGCCTTAATTACAGAGAACATTTCATTATACTGTTCTTCAATTTGTTCCTGAGTATCTGCGATATACACAATATACTTTTTGGTAACTTCCAGTTCCTCATCTTTACCTTTAAGAAGAGGAGACCAGGGAGCAAATCCCATTTGGCCATTACCAGCAGGAATAGCAACAATAGGATTACAGATGACCACAGAGTCATCTTTTTCTTCAATCAAGTCTGCAACGACATCTTCGCCAGACCACATACGCATCAGTTTAACATTCATTTGAATTCACACTCCACCATTAGTTCGGTCATACATGCAAGCATATTTATCTCCTGGTCTGCGACAAATGCTCCTTGATACTGATACTTAGCGAGAACAAGCACAGCAGCAGGAATACTACCAGGAACCAGCGAGTCGTAAAGAGAATCATACACACGCCGGAGAAGTACGCTAGTATCATTGTCCAAATTAGAAACGATCCACTTACGTACTTCGGCAAAGTTTTTAGACTTAAGATTCTTGATAAGTTCATTGACAGCTACATCAGAGAAAGTTGCAAGAATACCAGCATCAATCTTTCCACTTACAGAGTAACGCTGACACTCATTCAAAACACGACGCCAATCAGGGAAGTGCTTATTAATTAATTCTACCAGGACCTTGTTATCATATTCAACACCTTCTGCATCCAGGATTTGTTGGATGCGTTTGAAGAACTGTGCGGCGATACCCTGACGTTCTTTTCCTTTGATTCCAAACTCAACGACGGCACATCGCGAGTGGAGGGGTTCAAGGATTTTATTTTTGTAGTTACAGGTAAAGATGAATCGGCAGTTACCAGCAAACTCCTCAATAAACGCCCGTAGGAGGAGTTGAACATCGTTGGATGTGTTATCTGCCTCATCAATGATGATGACTTTGTGTTTAGAATCTGATGTAAGCGAGACGGTCGAAGCGAAATTCTTCGCATTGTTTCTGACCGTATCCAGAAAACGTCCCTCATCGGATCCATTGATGACATAAACATCTACTCCCAGTTCGTTACAAAGTGCCTTTGCTACTGTAGTCTTACCAATACCAGGAGGTCCCGCAAGTAGCATATTAGGGATCTCACCTTTATCTAGGAAACTTTGAAAGGTCTTTTTAGTACCCTCTGGTAGAATACATTCTTCAATTGTCTTAGGGCGATATTTTTCAACCCAAATAAAATCACTCATAATCAAATCCAATCAGGTTTACGCTCAGGAATACGACGATAATTGTCTTTCACCCAAGGTTTAGATGCAATATACATCTTGTAAGCGGTGAACGTATCTATTGTATCATCCTTTTTCCATTCATCGGGCATGGCTCTAGCAAATGGAGTCAATTCACTTCTATTGGCAGCATCAATAGGAAATAATTTATTCGCATATGCAAGTGTACGAAGGCATGAATGAATCTTACCATACCGATTTGAATACTCTTCACAAAGTGCTAATCCATGGCGAATCAACCACCTCGAATTTGCAACCGTTTCGTTTGCCCACACAGTACATGGGTGATTACGAAAGGCACCCTTATCGGTCTTGTAGGGTTTACCATCAAGTTTAGGAAGTTCACCATACCCATGACCCCATTTCTCCGATGCCACAATAGAGAGCATCTGACAGCACTCTAGGGGCATCTTGACGATATGCTTATCAGGTAGAACCTTTGCTGAAACAACAGGGTCAGGGTCTGATACAAAGATGTTCATAACGAAAGTTGAATAATTTTGGATGCATCGATGACTGCAAAAAACGATTGTAGTCCGACAACATCCCAAGTTTTGATTGATACGGCAAATGGAATCATCATACACCCACCAACCAATCTGAATGTACATCCAATTCTAACATCCAGATACAAAAGAAGGAAGTATCCAATCAGCAAACTGGTACTTCCTACGATTCGCAAAGTATTTGCATTCATGATAATAGTTTGCTCATACTAATTGCTAGAAGGAACGAAAGCATTACTACAACGTCCCAAGCTTTGGTCTTTATAAAAAATGGGATAGAAATAAGGTCAGCAATAAAGTTGATTATAACTCCCCATAAAAGATTGACGTGAAGAATAATAAAATAGGCAGCGATAACACCAATACTGCCTACAATTCTCATTGCCGTTATTGTATTCATCCAAATGTAGAATCAGGTTCCAGAGCAATATAATACTTAAGATTGTGCTGAGTGTTGGTAAATTGTGACAAAAGTTTAGAAGACACTACAACGTCATAAGCACCAGGAATAATCTTGATGTTTTCTACTTTGAAGTTGAAACTAAACTCTTTGTCAGTCTCACCAACTACAATTGCATATTCGTTAGAAGTATCATTCTTCTTATCACGAACAACCAATTTAATCACACCTGCCTCACCAATTGCAGAAAGATCAGGAAGTTGATAAACTGCTGCTGCTTTTGTCAACTTCTCAAGAGTTACACTGTCCATTTGGAAGCAAACATCCTGAGTAGGAAGAGTGATGTCCTTTTCAGGAGGAGCAACAATTACATTAGGGTCGGCAAAGAAATACTTCACACGACGCTTACCCTCTTTGATACTCAGATAAGATTCTTGCTGAAAATCAAGGTCAGGATCTTGGTGAAGAGTCAGTCCATTCAGAAACTGATTCAAATCATAGATAGCAAAATCACGAGGAAACTCTTCTTTGATTTCTGCTTCAGCAAGAATGTTCTTTGCAACAGAAATAGTTCGGAGTTTGTTGCCCTGCTTCACAAGAATGGAATTGTTAATTCCAGCAAAGTTCTTGAGAATAGCAAGGGCATTATCAGACAGTTTCATTGTACGTTCTTTCAATTTCATTGGTTGTAGGTTTCACGTTGTGCATTCTTATCGTTGAAATGCATCAGAAGCACAGCATAGTGCAGAATCTTCATAATGTCACGACGTGCGGTGCCTTTCTTGTCATAACGAGAGGCATACTTGAGAATGTTACTACGGCAGAATGCTTCACCGTCACCACAAGCTTCAATCAGATCCAGAGTTTGAATCT